GAGACGATATATTTATTGATGACGTTCCTGATACAGCTTTGGGATCCCAAGCTCCTCTCGATACTGAGAGTATAATCATGCCAGCTAAAAAGGCAAGATATATTGGGTCATATAAGGATTGTTTATTTCTAGATGGTGGTCGATCTGATGACCTGACGTTATACTTTTCTAATCCTGCAAGACCCGACCAGTTTGGCGCACTATCCTTTCTCACACTTGGCCACAGACAGGGTGGCGGTCTTACAGGATTATTCTCATACTTCTCTCATTTATTGATTTTCAGAGAGCATTCTATTGATATAGTACAAGGGAACTTTCCTAGCTTTACTTCTGCCAACCTGAGTCAATACATCGGAACAACAGCTACCAATACAATCGTAGCTTGCCCAGGTTTGGGTGTTGTATTTTTATCGTATGATGGTGTGTATGGCATTAATATAAATCTAGATTACAGCGACAGTCCGAATGTAAAGAACTTGACTCCTGATCTTCGAGATTTGTTTCGTCGAGTAAACATTGATGCATTGACAAAAGCGAGTGCAGTGTATTCTAAAAAGAGAAGAGAGCTGTTGTTTTCTTTTCCTGTTGATGGAAGTGCTGTAAACAATATGGTTTTGGTTTATCATACAGATAAGCAAGCTTGGTCAACAAGGGATTTTCCTATGGGTCAGATGATTGTAAATGCAGGTGGCGATGTTTTGTTTGGAATGAATGATGATTCATTATCCTCAACAAATCAGCATGGCATCATGGTATTATCGAATCGACGCTGTGCCGGTCAGGGAAAACGAGATGACTCGATTATAGACTTGGCAGCACCTACATCGATTCTTCGATCAGCTTGGTTGGATATGGGAGATGCATCTCTTAAGAAGAAGATACATGGTGTGTACATCTATCTAGCTACAGGTGGAGATCAGGATATACCATTGAAGTTTTTTATGGACTACAACTACAACAATACCCATACATCTCAGGCATTACGTCAGCAACCTGCTGATATATCAGACCAGTCAGTTTATGATAAGGTGTTGTTGGACAGTGGTGCATTTTGGGAGGAGCCATTGGTGACAATGTTGAGGTATGACATATATACAGCATCATGCAGTTACTTTCAGTTTATGATAGAGACAACAGCGGATATGCATGTTTTAGGTTTTGCGATTGATTTTACAGCGGCAGGTACGAGAATAATAAAAGGCAAAAAGTTATGAGCAAGAAGTGGACAGAAGGGTATCCCCGAGACAATGCGATAGCTGACTACAAACAGTTTAATCAAGGGTACAACTCATCGAAGGGCAGTTTAAATGGTGGCATTGATCGTACAATGACTCCTGTTAATGTTTTTACTGAAGCCAGAAGAAAGGACAAAGCCTTTCATTATGTGCAGATATTTCGTCGTGGAGACAATACTGCATTGCAAGACAATGCGATTACAGCTCCTGCAACAGATTTTAAGGGTATTACGTACAATACTTACGGTGGTGGATGGGTTACTGTAGATGAGTTTGGATTATCTGACATGAAGGATGGTATGCTTCATTGGGAGTTTTCCTGTCATGTATATAATAATGTATTTAATACTCATCGTGGTAGTACAAAACATACATCGATTCGTTTGCTTTTTGATGGTGTAGAGGTTTGTACAGCATATAAGTTGTCAATGCCTACAGTAACGTTTCGTATGGTATGTGATGTTCCCATAACTGCATCTCCCAATACAGTCACTGTACAAGCAGCAAGTATAGCAGCTGGAGCTACGGAAGATACTGATTGTTTATTTACATTGTTGTCAATGCAACATTTGTTTATAGGGAGATGGAGATGAGCAGAATAAAGAATGCAGATCCTATAAAACGAGGTTCGAGTTTATCATCAACTCAAATCAACCAGCAGTTTACAGAAGTTAATGCAGCCTTTCCTATGGATGGTGATAATGTTCGCAATGAGGGTATAGATCAACCAGTTTGGGATTTAAATAATGGACATGGCAAAAGCGGTATTATATTGGTAGCAGCAGATAAGAATGATAATACCACTCCAGTTACTGCAACAGCCAACTCAGCTTTGGATCCTGAGAGTGCTCCATTTACTATTCAAACTTGGACATTAGTTCAACCTGTAACAACAGCAGACGTGATACGTGTATATTGGCAGTTTGATTATCAAACAGTAGTAAGTGATAGCGCACCAGTTAACATAGTTGGTAAGAATGGTTGTGTTTGGGGAATATGGTTAGAGTATCAGGATACGTTTGGTGGAAGCTGGCAATCAGTTCCTAATCAAGGTGATTTTGCAAATGCTATATCTGGAACTCCAGGTAGTCCAACAGCGTGGGGATCTCACACATATAATACATATGGTTGTACTATTGTTCCTCATGCTTTGGTATTGCATGATGCTAGTTATGGAGGGACTAAAGTTTGGACAAATCCAGTTCCTCATACTGGGTATGGTGATTGGATATATACTCCTCCATCTAACATTACTATTTATGGTTTACGTTTACAGATAAGAGGATTGTTAGATAGGAAGTTTGATTCTGTTATAGGTTCTCCGAGCAATGCATGGCGATTGTTGGTAACATCTTCTGGTGTTCAAACCAATACAGTTTCTCGTAGTCATATGGCTTACTTAGTGATGAGGAAACAATGAGTATTACTTTTCCCAAAACATGGGCAGCGTCTGAAAAAGTTCAGGCTACAGATGTACGTGACAACTTAGATGCAATGACGAAGAAGCAAGCCAAGCTGGGTGCTGCTGATTTTGCTACAGGACAATGGATTGACACTCACCATATAATGGAGGGTAGATATGAACCTACTGGAAACATATCTGTAAATGTATCAGGTGTGTTTGGTGGTAGGAACAATGGTAGCTTTCTAGATAACTTATCGTATTGTTCTCGATGGATAACAGATAGGACTGGAGCTACTGGGTCTAGTGTTCCAAGAGCATACATTCCATTTTCAAACATTACTTTTGATATACTTCGTCCCTGTACTTTGTTTTTCCAATGGTCAATGATTCATCAAAGCCCCATAGATGGTGATGGAACAGATGGTTACACAAGGATTAGACCAGCTTTAAATGCCAAAAATGTATCAGCCGGAATAGTGTACAATCAAGTTTATGAACAGGTTGCAACTGGAGCTAGCTATAATGTTCTTATTGATGGAACAAGAACAACAAATGGTATGGTATTATTGGATGTAGCAGGTCAAGTTCGTCGGTATAGTATTGGACTGACTGGAGAGTCAACAGCGGGTATGTGTCAAAATGTATCATGGTCGGTATCATTAGAATGTTTTTATATGTGAGGTAAATAATGACAGGTATTGAGATGGCATTGCTATCAGGTTTGGGTTCTGCCTTATTGAAGGGAGGTGCTCAGGCTTTTGGTGCGGCAAGTGCAGCAGGTGATTTAAAGTTGACAGACGAGCAACGTCGTCGCTTAAAAGAACTAGAACGTAAAGAAGCAGAGTCTGCCTTTGGTATGTCGAAAGGAGAACGGGATGCATATCAAACGGAGCTGTTGTCACCTGTACAAGCGGCAGAACGAGAAGCAATGGCTCGGTTTGCTGCTAGCCAATCAGTTGCAGATATAGGTCAAGGTGCTGCTTTCCGTCAACAACAAGCATTGAAGCAGACAGGAGAAGCGGCTAGAGCAGAAACTCGTAGGGCATTGGAGCAACGTAACGCACAAGAAGCAGAGCAACAACAGCGACAGCTAGCTGCATTACGTCAGCAAGAGCAACAGCGCAAAGACTTTGAACGTCAAGCTGTTATGTCTGTACTGGGAACAGCCGGTGACATTATTGGTCAAACAGGTGGAGTGATTGCCAAGAAGAAGTTTGCCGATGAGGAATATGCAAAACAGCAAGCAGACCTTACAGGAAATGCCAAGTATGTTAGCGATGCTACACAAAATATTTTTGGCATTAATACCAATGTAGTCTCTGAAGGTTTATCAAATAATCTAGCCAATGAAAATCAACAAGAGATTATTGGTGCAAACCTGAGTGGTGTTATTCCTTCTTCTTCTAATGGTGTAGCGACAGGAGAAGCAATGGTTGCAAACAATGCACTACAAAAGCAGTTGGCCCCATATTTATCTTTATCTCCTGAACAACAAGCTCAAGTTAGTACACCAAGATCTAATGTAGCTTTGGCCGCATTAGGTCTTGGTGAACCGTTTATTCCTCCAGCTCCAACTGCTGCAAATAATATAAATGTTGCAGGTGATATAGGTTCTTTTACAGGATCTGAACTTGAGTCTCAAATCCTTGAGCTAGTTGATCACCCTAATCCTAATATTAGTAGCCTGATAGAAGAGTCTATAAAAGAAGCAAAAGATCATAAGTTTCCTCTTCATCAGGTACTGGCATATAAGCTAGATCAGTTGGGAATAGATATAAGGTTATTTTTTCATGGTCTAGGTAAACCCAAAAAATAGGAAATAGTTATGTCATTTGAAATAGCAAATCAGTTGATAGATTCGTATAGGCAATCTAATACACAACGTATTTCTTCTGCAATGGAGTCAGCATATCAA